TTATTCTTTCCCCATGATTTCTTTGGCGATAACGTAGCCTTCGGTGTAGTTATGGCCGAGGTTGAGGCCGAAGATGTCGAACGGGTAGTCGATGCTGCCGTAGAAGTTGCCGGCGAGGTTGCCTGCGGCGTAGAGGCCCGGGATCGGGTTGTCGTCTTTATCCAGGCACTGCATCTTTTCGTTGATGACGACGCCGGAGCAGCCTACGGTGAAGCGGATGTGGCGGTGTACGCCGTAGAACGGTCCGACTTCGACGGGGCAGAGTTTTTCTGCCGGGACGCCCATTTCTGTATCTTTTCCTGCTTTGGCCATTTCGTTGTAGTGTTTGACAGTTTCAAGGAAAGCAGGGATGTCTTTGATGCGGAGCTTTTTGGCGAGTTCTTCGAGGGTGTCTGCTTTGTAGGTGTCGATGAGGTCTTTCATGACGCCTTTGTGTTCGGAGTCTTCTTCCGGCATCCAGTTCTTGAGGGATTCGGGATCGTCGACGGTCATGCCGATTTTCTTGGCCTGGTCTACGTAGCGGGAGTCGAAGATCTGGCAGTAGTGGCCGCTGTCTTCGGCGAAGGTGAGGTAGCAGTTCATGAGTTCCATGCCGACGGTTTCATCGCAGAAGCGTTTGCCGTTCAGTTTCACGCGCAGGTACGGGGCGCTCATAAGGGAGGTCGGGCCGGAATCCATGTCGTGGGCCATCTTGGTGTGGCCGACGTTTTCCATGCGGCCGCCTGCCCAGACGATCATCTTGTGGCCGTCGCCGCTTCTGCCTGTTCTCTTCAGGGCGAAGTTCGTCATATCCGGGAGGTAGTAGTCCATCATGGACTTATCATTCGCATAGTCGCCTGTGGCAACGACGACGCCTTTCCTGGCTTTGAAGAGGATGTGTTTTCCTTCATGCTCGCCGATGACGCCTGTCACTCTGCCGTCTGCGCCCTGATCGAGCATGACAGCCGGGGTTTCGTAGAAAATGTCGACGCCCTTCTTCTCAGCCAGTTTGCACATGGCCTTCATGGCAGCGCCGGTGTCGTATGGTTTCGGCCCGAAGACGCAGGTCGTGAATTCGATATGCCAGCCGGTTCTCTTCAGGAGTCCTGCATGGGCATTCGTTCCCATATCGACGACCTGGGCGCCTGCTTCCTTGCCCTTTTCAATCGTCCAGAGAACGGCCTCGCCGGATTTCTTGGCCCACATATCGAGAAGCTCCCTCTTGGCCCTGTGGCCGGAAGCAGCTTCGAGCATGGAAACGCACTTTTCCACGTCGACAGGATCGCTCTTGTCCGTCAGGATGCCTGCGCCGAAGTTTCCGCACGCAGCCGCTTCCTTTTCCTTCTGGAGAATGGCGACCTTCGCGCCCAGCTCCGCTGCCTTCAAAGCACACGGAACGCCCGGAGAACCTGCGCCGATGACGACGATGTCGTACTCCTTCGTATCCGCAATATCCGTAATCGGATCCGGCTTTTTGAAAAATGATGGAATCTCTTTCATAAGTCTGACCTCCCCTTTCTATAAAAAATGGAATAGTACTATATGGTATTATCTTTCTATATCTATTATAGTCTTTATAGAGAGGTCAATCCATGGACATAAGATAGAAATTGTCCTATTTCTTGCTTTTCAGCATACATGTTTTTTATGGAATGCAGGAAAAAGAAAAATCCTTTTTTGCGCACGAAAAAAGACAGCGGAATCCGCTGTCTTCATTGCTGGTGAACCGTAAGCGCCCACATCAGAACTTTATAGTGTATGCTGAATACATTTCTGTATTCGTAAACAGAGAAGAAGCCGCATAATAAAAAAGGGAGCGGAAATCAGAGCTGTTATGCCCTGGTTCCCGCTCCCTTTTTATTTAAAAGAACCGCCGGTAAGCAGTCCAGTGCCCAATGCTAATGCATTGAAGGCTTTATGCCATTATTATACTACTTTTAGGCTTTCTGGTCTATGGATTCTGCCGGCACAGTTTTAGCCAGGACAGTTTTCACAAAATAGATAGCGCCTTTAATCAGAAGAGGCAGAACAACCTGGTCGCGCACTTTATTCCATCCGGTTTCAGCGGATGCCTGTGCCTGAATCTTTGTTACAAAAGCATCAGCTACATCTTCGATTGCCGGCATGCCATTGTTTACGATCTGGGTAGTCAGATCAACCTTTACCTGATCAGTTACATCGTCAAGGTTCAGTGCATCAATAACAGAATCTCTTACATCAGTCCATTTACTCATGATAATCCTCCTTATTCAATACCATTAGCTTTTAATTCTTCTTCAGTCATATAGATGCGCCAGTCATCAGCAAGAATGTCATCAACTGTGGGCACCCACATGCTAAAGCTGCCATCTGCTCTTTCACACTGCAGATAGGGATTGCAGATGAACTTTTCTCCTTCGTGCAATCCCCAGCATGTTGCAGTCTGCTTATTGCAGGGAATTCCTTTCGGATAGCCTTTCTGTAAGGCCACCTGTTTAATATCATTCCAGGATGCTCTAGTGACATTTTACCCATCTTTCAAAAGCTTCAGCGCCGTGCTGAAATCCATACCGCCGCTTTCCTGGTCAAAGTCATTCACCAGTCCTACAAGATGTTTATCCATATTTACCTCGCTATAAATCTAAATACCATTCATTCAGGTCTACACTGGTCTTTCCGATGTGCCCATCATCCGTGTACTGCCAGCCTGCAAGCACATGATCCGGATAATAATCCGTGAAATCACATTCCTGGTTATACTGTGCCACCCAATAAGGCACATAGTCGGCCAGGGCATTTACGTCAATCACATCTTTCAGAGTAGACAGACTGGCATATATACCGCATGGGATGCCGTGCGCGTTGATTGCATTCACGAATGCAGAGCATACCGCCGTAGGATCTTCCGCTTTCAGGCATTCCGGAGCCTCAAAATCAAACCATACTCCCATAGGAGGCGTGCGCCCTTCAAGCAGATAAACCACTTCATTGGCTTCCTCTGCAGCTTCTATCGGAGTGGGTGCATGGCTGTAGCAGTACACGCCCCATTTCAGACCGTGGCTTTCTGCTTCAGAAACATGCCCCCACCAAGTTTCTTCAATAGAAGTTCCTTCAGAGATTTTCGCAATTACGCCATCAACGCCTGCAGCCTCAACTTCATCGTAGTCGATATCTTTCTGCCAGAAAGAAACATCAATTACCTTTGCCATCCTTATCACCTCCTTTCGGATTACTCTTGATAGTTCCACCAATATACCCAAGAAGGCCCGTCACAATACTCATTGCAAGGTTATCCAGCCCATAAAAAATAGCCATTATCAAGCTGGCAGACAGCGAAATAATGACTAAAATATTTTCAATATCAATCTTTTCGAACTCGAACATCGGCATCACTCCGTTCAGCTCTGCATTCACAGTGTGGGAGGTCCATGAAGCGCTGGTAAGAATGGCTCACTACATCATTGCCTCCCAGGTTATGGTATGCCAAAAACATCCTGGTAACTACATCGGCTTTTTCAACAGCTACCCATCCCACTTTGATGTGATAATCCATAGTGTCAATTAACCGGTCTCGTAACATGGCCACCACGCCCATTGCCAGAGCTCCCTGTTTCTTCCGCTGCTCTTCAAGAGCTTTTTTATCGGCCTCGTTACGTTCACGAAACTTATATAGGAGAATTCCCGTAAGCAGGGATGACAGCCCTGAAAGCAGGACAGTAACGCTGTCCATCAGCATCATCCTTCTTTGCTTTCGGTTTTACTATCGGTTGTGCTTCCCGTTTCACTAGATTCTGTCTCTTTGTAAGCGATGCACTCCGGATTTTTGCAGCTCCCGTCAGTGTTCTTTTCGCTCCCGCAGTATTCACAATAACTCTTTTTCTTCCAAAAACTCATCCTACCGTCACTCCTTCCACAGCTCCTTTATAAGCTGCTGTCATATCCTGATAGTCTTTCTGAATGCTGGTAACCGCATCAGTGTTTCTAGCAAGCTGGGCGGACTGGAGAGCTGTCAGCATCTCCGCTTTGTTTGATTCATATTCTGAAGCCAGCTCAGACTTCAGGGCTGACGCTTTTTCTTCGGCAGTTGGTTCTGGTGCAACGTAAGGTGCAAATGTACCATCGCTCTGCCTGCAATATTCTTTTTTATCGTCATTATTACCAAGCAGATTCAGGTAATCAGCAGTATCTACAAAAACAAAGCCCTGGTCAAGCATGTCCTGTACTTTAACACTGCCATCTTTCACAGCGCCATCAGGCTGTACGAAATAATGAACACCGTCGGCATATGTGGTGCCACGCCGGCCATCGGCATTAAACTTGATTAAATAGTCCTTCATTTTTTACCTCCTAATTTATTTACGAAAGGATGATTTGATTGAGAAAACCGAACGGATACGGAAGCATCAAACGGCTGTCAGGCAATCGGAGGCGGCCGTTTGTTTTTGTAGTAAGCGATGCCGGGAGGCAGCGCCCTGTCGAATACTTTGCGACGCAGATAGAAGCGGAAATTTTCGCAGCTGAATACAACAAACTCCATTTCCATCGCTCCCTTCCAGGTCATCAGATAACACTTGCTGAGCTGTACCACAGATGGCTTCCTGCCCATACTGCCAACACCGCACCATCGCAGTCTACCCTCGACAGTTATTCCAATTCATTCAAGCATCTGGCCCAACTTCACTATGAGCCGGTGCAGAATCTGAAATATATGGACTACCAGCGAGTCCTTGATGGCATGCGAAAGAGCGGGCTATCTTATTCATCACTGAAGAAAGTCCGCTCTTTGGTTTCTCTACTGGAAAAATATGCAAATAAAATAGAACTCACAAATAAAAGCTATGCTCCACTATTATCCATAGGCAAGAATAAAGCCATCCGTCCACACAAACCATTTAGCCGCCAGAAAATCAATAGACTTTGGCAGCACGTTGGTGAGCCCGGAGTCGATACGGTGCTTATCCTACTTTACACCGGAATGCGTGTCGGTGAAATGCTGCACCTCCAAAAGTCAGATGTAAACCTCCGGCAGGAATACGTCCGGATTACCAAAAGCAAGACTGTATCCGGCATTAGAACCATCCCTATCCATCATCGGATTTCTCCGCTTATCGCAAGCCGTATAAAATCCGCCGGCGTGTATCTGATTGCGGATGCCGGAGGCAAGCCATACGATTACAGTCGGTATTGTTTGCTCTGGCGTGCAGTAATGCACTCCATCAAGGCTGACGGGCACACTACTCATGACTGCCGGCACACTGTAGCAACACTGCTTGATAACGCAGGATCCAACGAAACTGCAAAAAGGCGTATCTTGGGTCATGCTGGCGGTGATGTCACAGAACGTGTCTATACGCACAAAGGGCTTCGCCAGCTTCGAAAATGCATAGAACTGCTAAAGTAGTGTTACTAGTACGCTACTCAATCAATTTCATACATTACCAGATTATCTGCATTATCCGTAGCTTACCAGTTGTTACTATTGATACTGTATAAAGCCGTCAGATTGTCGGATATTTACTCTTTTATATTTGTAGATATCAGATAATCTGGCTGTTTTTCTGGATGTCTGATTTTCAAAAAATCATGAATACTCTGCTTGTTTTCCCTTTCTGCTGCATGTTTGTAATCGTTCCTCTACAGTGGGGACATGCAATGACTAAGGATAAATATTACCGTAGAGCTAATTTCCCAATTGCTTTTCCTAAAGAAGTCTTTATGGCCCTTGCAACGATGGGAGCAATAGGAAATGATGCAACCGTATATGGGTGTGTATGGAATTACGAAGAAACTACTAGAACAACCGTGCAATTTAGAACTACAGATTTATTGGGATCCCCATGGTTTCTTGCGGTTGGAAAGTAACAGTGGGGAAGCGTGTCGATTCCAGCAAGCAACAAAGATCGAGAAGAAATAGTTGTGCCTTTCCCAATTACTGTAAATAAGGTTGTAAATGTACAGAGCTCTTGCAGGTCACCTGTCGGTAGCACTCGAGCTGGTGAAGAAACACAATCTACCATTACAATTGTACGAAGTGGTGCATGGACAGCAGGATCTATTACCGTAGACTGGCAAGTTATCTGCAAATAAACAGTGGGGAACTGTATCGATGGAAAGTAATGTACAATCGACTGCTTTTATATACCCAATTGCATTTCCAAATGAATTTATTAGTGCTGCCGCCTCAGATTCGGGCGCAGGTACGCAAGGGTTTGGGGTTACGCCGCTAGATAATCAACATGCTAATGTCTATCGCTCTGGGGTAGGGTATGCGGGGAGTGGCCGGCTAATAATAATCGGCAGATAAAATGTATATGGGCGATGGATTGGCATAGGTTTTTAATTTTCCCTACCAACAAAAAACCATGAAAATGAGGACGGGGGATTAGTGCTTTTGACATTAAATGACGAAACATTAGTCCCCACGTGGTCTCGGTCCCAGCACATAGTAAAATTGAACTCCGAATTTCCCTCCAGGCTCGAATCGGTAAGAAAAACTTGGTAGATTCTTGCGGAAATAGGCAGCTTGACTGTCATGCTTTTGGCGGAATCTGACTCCATCCATGTTCCCCACTGTATAATTAAGCCGCCGAAATTTTTGCCGAAACTGATATAACCATTTATATCCATCAATCCAATGATACCCAGTTTTGTATTTGTAAATTTCTCACCATTCCATGTTACATCACTGCCACTTGCAAGGTTAGACACCAATGTGGCAAGGGAAGCCAGTGTTGTAGATGGATTATCTTTCCATCCACCAGCTCCGGTGGCCGCTTTAATTCGGTTTGCCAGCTGAGACAGCTGATTTCTAATTGTTCCACTGTCAGAAGTAGGCACCAGCGTATCATGAATAGCGGCGCTATCAATCCCTTTGATTTTGTCATCCAGAGTATCCATGTTCGCGTTAATGTCTGCGATATCTGCAGCATCGGAGTAGTCCGGTTTAATCAGATTGAGGTAAGTTGTTCTTGTAGCCATTTCTGATCCTCCTATTAGTCAACATCTTAGTCAACATCTTTAATCAAGGTTTCTTTCCACGTCCTGGTCTTCATGTATGACCAGTTATGCCGGAGTGCATAGTTATCAGACCATATCATTCCTGCTTCTGTTGTCCACGTCTTTTCTTTTACATTGGACCAGAACAGCGGATAGTAATAGTCCCGCCAGACGTTATAGTCATAGCGGAACTTGTAATCAATGTGTGCTGGTTTGATGCGGTCTACAGAAGCTACTAGGGCATCCGTATAAGGAGCCGGTTCCATGTAATGACGGAAAGCATACGTGATTGTAGCATCACCGTCATACTCCGCCGTACAGTCGCCATTGTAAATTCCATCACAGATCTGCTGGATGGCAGGAAGCGAAGCAAACTGCTTCGCCAGCCAGTTAATCTGGATATCACTCCTACGCATTGCCAGTGTGGCGTCCTTCGCCGGATGAAGGCCCAGGTCCTTTTCAAGTACTTTGCAGCCATCTTCATCGAGCTGGTCGAAGAACAGGTTGTAGTATTCCTGCATCAGTTTCCCATCAATGCCGCTCATGTCAGCATCCATGGCATCATACAGGACCTTCACCCATTTGTCTTTGCGGTACCAGGCATGGAGAGCCCGGAGCATGGTATCAGTCAGCATAGGTCACACCACCCAACACGGCGACAGATTCCTTCGGAATGACGATATTTGATGTCCCGCCGTTCACCTGCAGGTCTGCATAGTCAATGACGCCCGTGGTTCCAATGATGGCCGCACCAATCCGGGCATAGCTGATATAGTCCGTGGCGCTGTCCCCGGCAGCAAATGCCTGAGAGCTGATGTAGGCATCAATAGCACTAGTCACATTTTCCTTGATGGTTTCCAGATCTTCGGAAGAAGATACAGAGACCGATACAGAGACCGATACAGAGACCGTATCTGCGGCCTTGACCGTACAAACAGCCCCGACAGGTGCCTGGCCTTCTCCGTAGCCCGTCTTGCCAGGATCTATATAATCCTGGACAGCTTTTACAAGGCTGTCAGAAGCCGGCTTATTGTCGTTCCCGATGATGACCACCTTCACGGTATTCCGGCCATTCCAGCAGGGGAACACGCGGGCATTCCCTACACCGTCAACGGCTTTTGCCCAGGCAATGTAGTGATATTTGTTCCCGCAGGTTGCCGGGATCTGTAGCTTCTCATAGTACCGCTTTCGGAATTCATCGTCTGTCTCTTCGGCATAGCCGCCTTCCGCCGGATCCGGATTGGTCACAGAGCCAATGCCGTTGATGGTCACAGGAATCTGTGTGATGGTATCCGCAGCCACATTCCCGCTGGTTCCTGCGACAACAGCCTGGACATTGAAGGTATCACCCTGGGAAACAGTCTTTGTCTCCGTAGATTCAAACTGAATGCGGTCAACGGTTTCAAACAGGTCCCCGGCTACAATCCGGCCACTGCCGGAAACAATCTTCATGACAGCTTTCGCTTTCACGGCACTGTTCCGGGTCAACCCCACGCGCTGGGCACACCATGCATCCAGCTCAGAGCCTTCCAGGTTGTCCACGTTCTGCTTTTCTTCTACCAGGAAGGCTTTCTTCCACAGCTGATACTGCCCAAAAGCTACGCCGCGGGTAATGTCATAAGTGGGGAAGCCTTCCGCCTTCTGGTAATCATCCGGCACGCCGGCAAGGATTGTATTGTGAATCTGGTTAATCGTATACATTTTCTGAAATCACCACCTCTACACCATCATTCATGACTGCTGTGAAGCTAAATACACCGGATTCACCTGAGAACGTCCAGTCCTTTGTTTCTTTGATTACCGGACAGGTTTTCAGTAAATCATCAGAAATCTGCTGCTTAATCGTAGCAATGGCTACGGATCTGGGCAGCCGATAGCTTACAAGACCATCAGTATCAACTCCAAAATATTTATCATAAATGGCATACTTGTTTTTGATAGTGTTGATGAACAGCCGGATATGCTGCTCGATGCTTTCTGTCAGCGTGCATTCACGGTTAAATCCGGAGTTAATCACGAATTCTTTTTTCTTATAATCAAAATATGGGCTCCGGCCTAAAGTCGTTACCCCTGTTGTCGCCGCGGATGTGCTGCTGTTTGCATCGGTTGTAGAAACAGCGGCGGTCAAATCGTTCAGATCAATATCGGAGGGAAACATAAATCACACCTCCTACACGATGATATCCACAATAAAGAAGCGCTGGTTGTCCGCTGTTGGAGCTACCATCACTTTATTTCCAGGCTCCCAGTCATCAATCGGATGCAGTGTGACATGGCCTGTGGCCGTGTTAGATGTGGAATAGCTGCTTCCACTGTGCTTATAGCCGCCGGTGCAGCTGCCGGTTGTCAGACTGCCGCTCTGGCTTTCAGAATCAATCGTGAAATCACTGGCTCTCTGCAGGATGTGCCGGCAGATGTAGCCATTTTTCTTGTCGATGATGTAGGCACCATTCTGTATGGAAACCTTCCAGTCATCACCGGTCTGAAGAATCAGGCCGATGCAGTTGCTGATAGGTCTTGGATTGTCTCTCTTTTTAAACTGATTGGCCATTTCCTGTGCCCATGTGTCAGCCATTTACACCGCTCCTTCCTCATTGTCCTTCGTTGACTGGATTTCTAACGTCATAAAATGATTGATGTTGTCATATGTATGGCTGGCAGAAATTACCAGGAAGTCACCAACAAGCCCCAGCTCTTCACTGTTGAACGTGAGAACCCTTCCGGATCGCACGTTATCAGAACCAAATAGCTTCAGGCGCTTGCTGATTTTCTTCCGGCAGAGCTCTTTCAGCTTCTTGTCGGCAATGTTCTGTGCATCGTCTTTCTGCTTGTCAGTGACCTTTTCATAATGGACGATTTCGCCATACACTTTAGCCGCATCAGCGTTTTCTGCAGCCGCAACAACGTACTCATCCTTTTCATTTCCGGATGTGACAACAACCTTGGTAACGATGTCTTTTACACTGCTGTCTGCCTGGTAGTCTCCAATAACGCCAGTAATATCAAAAGGCTGTTCATTCGGAGCCAGCTGATAGGTAGCAGTAATCTTCAGGTCATCCCGTTTTGTGATATATAGCTTATCTATCCGGACTTCCATCCGGTATTCAATGCCGGTGGAATCTGTTTCCTGAGCAATGATATCCTTCAGCGCTTTGGAAACTTCATCTCCGTTATAGACCTTGTTGATGACCGTGTTCATTTCTGCTATTTCTCCGATTTCAATGCCCTTCTGGTCACAGATCCTTCGAATAGCATCAGATGCAGTACAGTTCACCAGCTGCACAAATACCTTGTCTTTATTCAGAAACCATGCGTAATCATATGCTTTGTATTTGTACTTTGACAGCCCTTCCCTTGATTCTTCTTCAATGATTCCGGTATAGACTGCCTTACCGTTGTTTTCGAAGCAGATTTTCCCGCCGAACTCCAACCGGTTCCCCTGGTAATTGACGTCAAGCGGATTATCAATCAGGTCGAAATCGAATTCTTCACCTAACTGGTCAATCTGGTCTCCACGGGTATAGTTGCTTGTGATACCGGTAATATCTTTCGTTGTGCCATTGTAGGAGTAGGTCAGTTTGAAGTTATTCATTCAATCACTCCTTCAGATGCCTGGCTGGCTGCAATATTTACCGGCGGCTTCTTGTACTCACGGAAATCAATCTGGAATTTGATATCGTTGTTCTTTTCCTGATGGTATACGAAATTGTCGATAGTGCAGAGCATATCCAGCTTTACCGCTCCGAATGTTTCAACGAACATCAAGCGGAACACCACGCCATAGCGGCGATATTTCTCAATCCAGTTCACATACTCCCACCCATTTTTGTAACTGGCCTGTGCACGGATGAATGGATAGTTCTTATTAACAGGGAAGATGCTGGAGAATGATAATGTTCGAAGCTTAGGAGCACCAATGACATTAATGTCACCGGTCACGGCTTCAAAGGTGTCATTATCCTGTGGGCTGTTCATGTCCGGAAAATCGCCTGGAACAACAGGGAAGACAATGCTGTCTGTGGTGTTATCCACCTTCAGCACAATATTGATGCGGGATTTCAGCGCGGAGGTCAAATCGCTGTATGAAGAGCCCGTATACTGAAGCAGTATATCAGTCAGTAAGCTCATTTTCCCACCTCCTAGCTGTTCCTCAATGCGTCGCGGACTTTGGCCGCGATATATTCACCGGTCTGTCTCATGTAGTCCTGGTTTCCAATCACATTGCCCTGGACAGAGAGATTTACTGTTACGCCGTCACCACTTCCACCATTGTTGATTAGTTGCAGCAGTTCCCGGTGCGGCATGATCTGGCTTCCGGATGGAAGTGTAATCAGCTCGCCGCCATTTTCATTAACCATGGTAGGACCGCCACGGAAGTAAGTGGTGCCCAAGGCATTATTGTCTTCACTTTCACCGCCACCAGTGTCCCCGCCACCGCCAAAGGAAGGAAGGTGTATAGAGCTTACCTTGCTGGCGATTTTATCCACCAAGCCGATGATGAAATTAAGTGGAGCGGCCGCAATACTTGCCAGTGTGTCAAAGATTCCCTGGAAGATGTTCACCACATTCTGCCAGGCTCCCTGCCAGTTTCCGGTAAACACATTCACAATGAAACCGATGAGATTAGACAGCACATTGACTACATTTGTCAGTACGCCGCCTATTACATCCACAGCCATTTCTACTACAGAAGAAATAATTGCAAACTGGACTTCAAAAACAGGTGCCAGGAAACCGGCAACAAGCTCTCCCAAGGCCAGCAGCTGAGATGCCAGATCATTCACTGCATTCCTAAAAGGCTCAGACTGTGTATAAAGTGTGTAGAATGCTACAGCCAACACGCCGATAGCGGCCGCAACTAATCCTATCGGATTCAAGAGTGCGGCGAATTGGACAACGCCGCCGGCAAGCTGGATGCCGTTCAGCAGTGTCCTCAGCATCTGAATTTTACTGATGACGCCGCTAATCACATTGAACGCTGCGAATCCTGTCGCTATGCCGGCAATGACCGGAGCAACAGTTTTGGCGATGCCAATGAAATCCTGAATGTGCTGAACAAGAAAGCTGATTCCATTACCAACACTTTCAATGATTCCTGGCAGCGCCGCCGCAAGGTTATTAGCGAATTCCTGAATAGCCGGCAGTGCTTCATCCACCTTTACTACAAGCTGGTCCATGATCGGAGCCAGGGCATTTCCTAATGGTGTAATCATTCCTGCAAAGGCAGTCATGATGCCTGTACGAACCTTGTTCAGCCGTTTACCGACTTCTTCCTGCATGTCGCCGTAGTCATTCATGATGGCCGCGGCTTTGCCTGCATCTGTCTTTCTCATGGCCTCATTGACGCCGCCGACGTTCTGGGCAAGGACTTCTGCAATCATGGCGGCGCGTTCATCGGCCGTGCCGGTCTTAATGATGCCCTCCTGGTAATCATCCAGGGAGATGCCTACACGCTGAAGTGCGCCAACATTGCCCATCATGACTTTACCAATCATGTTGGCCACGTTCACCGCATCTTCCTGCGTGGCGTTTAGGCCTTTCTGATTGACCAGCAAATCAAGCATTCCGGAAGAAACGGTCTTTATCTGGTCTTCCGTCATCTGGAAAGTTCCCAGCTGTGCCATGCCAGCAAGGGTAACTTCATCGCCAACAACGCCGACAGTCTGCAATTGGGATGCATATTCTCCCAGAGACTTAGCCGCCCGTTCAGCCGCTCCGGCACCTTGCTCCTGAATAGCTCTGACATCTCCCAGAATCGTTACCAGTTTGGTCTCAGCGGCCACTTGAGCATTGGCCTTCTCTATGGCTTCATCAGCAAAGTTTTTGGCGCCTGCTATGGCAAGTCCAGTGCCAATGGCCGCAATACCCATACCGATTTTAGCCACGGATCCGGCAAGTGACAGGAACTTTTCGTTCGCACCACCGGCAAATTTATTGACCATATTCTGGGCATTTTTAATCTGCCTGGTAGCCTGTTTAGTTTCACCGGCCACCTTTTTAAGCGGCTGTGAAAACTTATCTACCAGTGTCAGAAGAACGTTGATGCCTCTTGCCATGCCTTACCCCCCTTTCCCGTTGGTTATTCTCTCTTGCTCTTCAGCCATCAAGTCCACATGGAGCTGATAGAAAATCCATTCCATGGGAGTGAGAGATTCAAGCTCATGAATGCTGTGGCCACGTTCGATGTAGTAACGAATTACAAGCAGCTCGTGGTCACGCTTCATCAGTTTTTTATTTCAGCAACTTCACTTTCCGCGCCTACATAGAATTTTTCAATGATTGCCTGAGCAAAGTCTACAATGGCTTCAATGTTATCCCCAAAAACCGCGGGAACCACATCATATGGTTCAGCAAGCCCGTTTCTAAGCTTTTCATCATGCAGCATTGGTACGGATTCGTAGATAATCTTGACTGCTCCTTCAAAACTTTCCCTTGTGGATGTCTTGCCATTGATGACATTGAGATCATCAAACATATCAATGACTTTATCAATTGGGAGTTTCTGCACCATGAAAGTCAGACCGATTTTGCTTTCAATAGGGAAGAAGGCATTCCTATCGTTCTCACTCTTTATTTTTCGCTTCAGAAGCTCTTCAAGAGTTGCTTTTTTAGATTCCATATCTGGCTAATCCTCCAAAAATTAGTGCAAGGCGGGTTTTCGCCCGCCTTGTTGTTAATTAAAGTCATCGATGGTATCAGTCGGTACATAGCCGCCAGCGCGGAAAGGAATAGATTCTTCACCGACTTTTGCGTTTTCGAAGCTTGCCATGCCTACTTCATCAAAAGTGACGTTGGACAGCTTCACACGTTCCATGCCGGTTACGGATGAATCAGAAACCTTAGCCACCATATTGATGTCAGGCATGTCCATGGACAGAACTGCATCTTTCATCAGCTTCAGCACATAGGAATCAACCTTGTGCAGTACCATAGTACCTTCGATAGAGGCACCTGTATAGCGGCGCTGCTGGATGGGGTTCCCGTTCTCATCGATGTCTTCATAATTCAGTTTCAGCTTGCATTCAAAGCTTTTGACATTGGCCAGAAGTTTGTCATTCATCCAAAGTCGGCCATTAGTGCCGCGGATGATTTTATTTGTTACACCTTTATCCATTTATGCCACCTCCTTATTCCATAGTAATGACGAATTTCAGATCTTCGATAGCATCCAGAATCTTGACCGTGGCAGCCAGGAAGACTGTGGTCTTGAATGCCATGCTTCTTACTTTATCGTTAGTCCAGTCAGTTGCAGCAGTCTTACCAACAGCCAGCCAGGCATTCCTCTGGGCTTCTACATCAATGTAGGCTTCATTGCCTGTGGTATCTGCATCATCGTTGCCGGTATAATCCGGATCCAGAATTTCTTCCTTTTCCAGTTCCTTGAAATAAGCATCAACCGCGTCAATGAAGAGCTTTTGGTTAGACAGATAATTCTTGTATTTGCCCTGGTATTTCTGCTTGAAGGTGGTAGCGATATCTTCAATGATCAGGTTCATGGATTCCACAATGATGATGTGGCTCATGTCTTCCGTATCAGTGGAAGAGAATGTGGTAAGGCTGTTGACGCCTCTTGCAATCTTGACTTCATCGTCATCCACATACAGGCAGAAGTAACCTTTATCAATCCAGCCGTCAAGGTCTGTATCATCTGTGGCCACATCCGCACAATCGGCCAGATCTTCCAGCACGTAGGAAGTACAGGACCGATTCATTGGCAGATTAGCCAGAATAGCACACAGACGCGGCAGATATTCATTCATGGCCACGGAAACATTGCTCTTGGTGCCATCGCTGGCAGTCTGAATTTCAGTAACCGTAGCATTTTTTACGTTGATTACATACTTGGAATCAGCAGTAGTCGCATCGTAGACAATGCAAACTGTATGCTTCATCATGCCTTTGGTGGTGGCATTGTAGTCTACAACGTAGCTTGCAAGAGCCTGCTGGCTTGCGGCATCAGTGGTGCAGACGTAGTTGTATTTGATTTTATCAAGTACCTTCAGCGCATCCTTGAAATCCCCTGCAGTAGGAAGAGAAATGACTACAACCTTATTCACCGCAACCAGGAAGCACCGTTCAAGGATTTTCAGGTTGGCTTCGGTATAGCTCTTAGAATCAAGATCCATACTGGATCTGTAGGTTTTTTTCGTGATGTCCGTTTCACTCAGCGTATCATCTTTGATGATGATAGCCGCAATACCGCGCTCAGAACGCTTAATTGCAGAAACGGCCAGCTGCTTGAACACAACTTCAATTGTTGGCAGTCCCATCTAATTTACTCCTTTCACAATTCATCTACTTTATAGGTTTTATCTTCTTCCTCATCGGATTCAGAAGAATCTTCAGTAGAAGAACGGCCCGTATCTGTAGATGGTACAGCAGATGGTTTGAATTCCAGGCTGTCGATGATTTCTGCATCCGGCAGACGGTCATCATCCTGTACAAGGTCCACAGTAAATGCAATCTGTAAAACCTTGTCGGCCTGATTGATGTCGCTCCGGATCGTATCATCAGCTTGAATTACGAAACCATATTTTTCGGAATTTTCATCTGGATCCAGCCGTGTAGTGTCCTGCAGCAGCTGTATGATGGCATCCCGTTTCTTCAGTAAGTCAACGAAACCTTTGTAGGTGTCAGCCGCAAAGTAGTAAAGCCGGAAAGACAGCCCATCTTCATAATAGGTGCCTACACGGCCTGTATCGACGCCTTCCAGGTCAAGGAAAAAGCAGGGTCTTTTGAATCCTTCAGTGATGTCGGTATTCTGTACTGGAACATCAGGGAAAGCGCCCTGCAATATTTTGGTGAATCTGGCGATGACCTCCACCGGAGTAACTAAGCTCATAAGATTTCACCTTCCTGCAGCAGCTGGTCAACATATTCGTCAACCATCCCTTCATATTCTTCCCGGAAAGCTTTTTCTGTGTGGGCCATAGTGTGCCGTCCTTCAACCATCCTATTCGTCTTGATTGCATGTTTAGCACCTGGCGGATGCGCCCAAAGCACATGCCCATGCTCAAACAATTGGGCATGAGGAGCTTTGTTTATGACACGTACGGAAAATTCATCTTTTCCATAGATGTAAGGCCGCCCACGGGAAAGGCCACGCACCAGATTCCCTGTTTTGGAATGTTTAATATCCGATTTGTAGGCGGCTCTTGCTCTTGTTCTCATCCGGTTTCCTGCCCTGCCCATGAAGTTCTTTGTCTTCCGTGGGAATCTCTCTTTTGCCGCTTCCAGGAAGTCATCACTCAACTTCGTGAGTTCATGCAAGTCAAAATGCATCTCAATCATTGAATAATCCCCTCCGTGAAAATCTCCAAACGCTCATGATTGGCGTATGGATCCAAAAGATAAATGATGTCGTACCGCTGGCCTCCGTATCTGATATACATATCAGTCGTGAGGTCAGAACGATAACGAATAATGAATTTATGCGTGACGCGGGTAAGAACCGTATCGGCCGCACGGCCATGGAGCATGGTGCCGGTTTGCGGAACAATGGCGGCATAGACAGTATCAATAAGCTTTTTAGCGATATCACGCTGGCCCAGCTCGTTCTCATCCCCCTGCTGTACAGGCTGATAGATTTCTATCTTCCGGTTCAGAATGGATGACAGGTTAGGTGCTGCTTTCCGATACATAGTCAATGCCTCCTTCCAGCCCTGTATAACTATGCTGGTCAAGGATGGATTTCACCGTAGGATTCACCTCTGCGTTAGTCACAGTGTACTGGCGCACGTCGAACATGTCGGACACAAGAGCCATCACCGCCAGGGTAATGTCTTCATAATCATTCAGCTGTGCTTTCGTCAGTCCGGTGTAAGCCATGACGTAATGAATGGCAGCGGCAAGCATCGGTTCAAGCATCGTGGCGGCGCTGCCATCCGCACGAACGTATTCCTGCAGGAAATCAACGGTCAGTTCCGATACTTTCATACGTCACGCCTCCTTTGCAGCTTTCTCCTTTAGAGGCTTTTTCACTGCTTTGGTTTCCTCTGTCTTGGGTTCCTCTGGCTCATCTGTCTTGGGTTCCTCTGGCTCATCCAGCTTGATAGCAAGACCGGCCTGGACAAGGTCCTTGCCGGTCTTATCACTTACTGTTCGTTCTTCACCGGGATGCATGGTGACAGCCCCGGTGAAGCTAAGCAATGCCTTGATTTTCATGACAGGTCACCTCAAATCAAGCGGATTTCATTGCAAGTTTAGCAATCTTCTGTTCTTCCACAATCTTGCTGTCGATTTCAGTCCATGCAATGACACCAACAACGTGTTCTTCTGCATAGCGTTCCTTCAGCACCTGAACATTGATGTCTTCAGCCAGTTTTACATAGAGGCCGGAGTAATCACCGTAGAATACAGGAATAGCGCTGGCTGCAATATCCGGCATAGCGTCAGAGATGTATACAGGTCTGCCCAGAAGGTCCCAGGAGAATTCATTGGTGAGGTCACGACTCATCAAGTAATCACCTTCAGAGTTTTTCAGCTTGCGAATAGCCTTGAAGGTGTTGGTGTTCATGATCCATGCGCAATTGCTCTGGAATCTCTGTTTAACGCTCATCTGAAGATCAATCAGTTCATCAGCAGTGATGGCAGTTGCAGCAGCGGAAATAACGCTCTGGGTGCAGGATGCCAGACCGGTCATCTTGCCATCAGTGCCAACAAGCAGCTGTTTTTCAAGGAATTCTGCTACAGCTTCAGCAATCTTATTGACTACATAAGCAGTCAGGTCGAATTCAGTGTTGTTAATCAGGGAAACAGAAACCTTGGTGAGTGCACCAACAAGGTAGCCTTTCAGAGTGATACCGCTGAAAGTGCCGCTCTTAGAAGTCAGTGCAGTGAATTCTTCTGCATAGGAAGCAGTGGGGCCATTGGAATCATCAAATTTGGGGAATACAAGATCTCCTTTTATGTTGAACTTGGTAGCCAGTGCGTAGATTGGGCAGATATCTTTTACCAGTTCAATGATCTTTTTTGCAATGGTATTAGGAATGACTGCACCGTTATCGGTTTTGGTCATGTCACCGACAGCGCGGCATTCTTCCAGGTTGCCACGGATGTAGGCGGCAAAAGCACGTTCTTCGTTCTTTTCAGCCTTTTTTACAGCCGGTTCTTCCGGTTCCTGAGATTTATTGACGGACATTGCAGCCCTGATTTTTTCAATGGTTGCATCCAGTGCACGGATTTCTGCAGTAACCTGGTCAAATTCTTTATTTTCATCATCGTTCATGGCGCGGGTTTCATCTTCGGCCTTTTTAACGATTTCATTCAGCTTATCTACCAAAGCATTACGTTTTTCAATGAGTTTTTTCAGATTCATGATTATCCTCCCTATTTAATACCCATCTTTAAAATTTCAATCTGTCTCTTTTTCCGCTCCAAAGCTCCGTAGATGTCATTAACGCTATCCGCCTTGTCATCTACTACACGAATTTCTCTCAGTGCCGCCTTTTCATCACGGGTGTTGATGGAAGTTGCATAGTATGCCGGAATGACGTCCAGAATAGATACTTCATCCAGGTTGATGCTAGTCAGCTCACGGATGCGCCCGTTCTGGTCATCATCACGCCATGTTTCCCCGTTGGGGTTAATCCAGAAGCCAAAAGACCAGCCGGATAGGTTTCCTGCACGGCCTTCCCGCACAATGTCCAGATCATTGACAATCGCCCTTGCATAGAGACCAATATTATCCTCTTTCAGCTCCAGGGTGCCGTCATCCATACCGCCTATAGCTCTTTCATGATTGAAGTACAGCTTCACATTCGGGTTTGCGGCAATCGCTTTGGCAAAGGTGCCTGCTTTTACCACTTCCCGGAAGTTTTTGCCGTCATAACCATGCAGAGTTCTGGACATTCTTTCTACAGCGTTCACATACCCTTCGATAATTGCAGTGTTATCACTGCGAATTTCCACTTGCATCGTTACCACCTCCTTTCAAATTAGTGCTGTCTTTAGGAGGCGCGGCCGCATCGTTGATGTTGGCTTTCACGCCGGTGTTCGGAGTATAGATTTCTCCTGTCTGTGGCTTATAAAGCACTGCATCAAGGCCCAGCTTGATAAAGTCCATGCCAACAGGCAGCATGTTTTCACGTTTACGGATATCATCCACAGTGAGCCAGGAATTTTTAAGGCCGATTTCATAGCACTGATACCGTGTCATGGTGTCGGCTTCCGTAATTGCGCTGCTGTCCAGGGTGAAAAACAGCTTGTCTTTCTCCGATTCCAGAAGCATAAACTTGTTCAAGGCATTTTCGAGCGCCCTGGCAACCGGAAGAACTGCTGTCCGGATGGCCTGCAGATAGGTTTCAGATGATGGATTATCACTGAAAAGCCCTGTGGGAATACCGAAAATGGCATAAACAGAGTTATTATTGATGGTTTTGTTGTCCACCAGCTGGTTTTCTGTTGCTGTTGTGCCAATTTCCTGAAAATCAAGGCCATCATTCAGCACTACCACGCTGTTATCCCCGGAAAACAGTTTTGCCCACGCCAGACGGAGGGCTTTAAGAATATCTTTGTCCAAATGCCTGCTGGACTTTAAAAATCCTCTTTTAGCGCCTGATCCGATGGTGCTGTGCTCATATCTCAGTGCCTTGAACATGGTGGAGAAAAGTGCCTGGTTCTCTTTAAGGATGCCGTGGCCTTCCATTCCATCATCACTGTTCCTGAGAATGCGTAAAATCTGGTAATCATAATAGCGATGCCCGTTAATCCAGTAATTAACCGCCTTGAAAACAGGATCCGAATTGGTTACAGGGGAAACATTTTCATAGGCAACATAGTTAATAGACTGAACTTTATTACTCTTCCAGTTCACGAAAGCATAACCGGCACCGTTTAACAGGTAATCTATTACCATTGCCCGATTGAACTGCACTGCGTCCAAAGTATCACCGGTTTCTCGGTTCAGCAGCTGAGTGCGGTAGTCATCAATCTCTTCTTTCCCGCCGTCTTCCATCTTCCTATACAGCCTTACCGGCATTCCGGAAACGGCACCGGCAATAAACTGCAGGCAGGATGCCACAGCCGGAAGGGTTAAAGCTTCTTCCCTGGTGGCACGCATGTCGATGTCTGCCTGGATAAGGTCAGCCAATCCTGCAGGCGTCTCAGCCGGATTTTCAAGAGACCGCTTTTCTTCATCTTCTTTTTTAAATCCCAGAAAACTTAGTAAGCTCATTGTTTCACCTCCTTAAAATTGTGCGCCCCACGTCATTGGAGTATTGAGTTTAACATCCTGCTCCAATAGGTACATGGCATTGATGGTAGCCGCCACGATATCTATCTTTCCGTTAGACTTCTTCTTATTTACATATCGGTTCATGTTGGTGTCATAAACGCATTTGGCGTTTTCAAAGTTGATTTCAACCATCTTGTTCCATGATTCATAATGAAATTTACCGTCTGCAATAAGCTCTGCCAGCCATTTAGTAGGGGAGTGGAGCACGCTGGAATGCTGTTTCACTTCCACAGTATCAATGCCGCCTTCTTCCCATTTCTGGGCTGAACTTAGACAGTTGTACCGGTCAAATCCCAGAGCCTTGACCTTGCAGCCATATCTTTCTTCTAGACTGAACACATAATCTTCAACCACTTTGTAATCAATGGTCCTATCGCCACATGGCACAACGTAACCATCTGCAATGTACTCGGCATAAGGTACCCTTTCTGCCCTGGTCTTTTCCTCAATCCTGTCCGCCGGAATGAAAACCATGGGGATGCAGTCAACCACATCGGCTTTGGCATCGTAGGAAATCACACTGACTGCCGTATTATCGTTTGTCATGGAAAGGTCAACGCCTACATAGACATCACGGCCATGCAGGTCGATGCCTTTAACCTTTCCGCGACGCAAATCCTCCAATGAAATGTAGGATTCTCCGTCATATGTGCCGGATGCCATAATGTTGCAGTGCTTCGTGAGGAAATTCGTCTTTGTGGCTTCAATGTTCAGCGCCCTGGCATGCTTTTTCTTCAAATCATCCCAAATTTCCTGAATCTCGATGCCTGCAGGATTTCCCTGGGCCATTGCCAATGGATTAGTAATCCATTCCTTGGCAATTTCCGGATCCGGTTCATACAGCAACGAAAAAATCGCCTGATCCTCCACCTGTCCGTCAAGGACACGCTTCGAATAAGCGACTTCTGATTCAAATGGGTTATTTACTTTGGGATATTTGGTAGAAATGATGCAGCCCAGCTTGTTTTTGATGTTCAGCTGTCCGGATGCCATGGCCTCAATTGCGCTGTTATTTGGAAGAGCGCCAACTTCATCGGCTAGGAAGACGTTCGGCAGACGGCCATCAAACCTGTTTGCGGCATAAGCCAGAGGCGTGTAGGTGGTCTGTGTCAGTGTGCACTTGATGCAGTCACGAAGCAGCTTGAACCGCTTCAATCCATGCATGTCATAGTAGACAAGAGGGGAAACCGACAGCGTATTCTGTATGGCTTCCTTGACCTCTTTTGACAGTGCCCGGTCCGGTGCCACACTGAAAAACTGTGAAAATGGAGGTTCCGTAAGAAAAAGGATGATGAAAATGGTCGCTACCGTGTAGGTCTTGAAATTCTTTCTGCAGATTTCAAGGACCGCACGTTCATAGCGCCGCTTTTCCGGATCAAAGCGATACACTTCAGCCAGAACAGCCACATAGAACAGCCATTGATAGCTGACAGTGCATTCATAGAGTGGTTTACCGAATTGCAGACCGCGCGGCATGATTAAGAGCTTCAGAAGCCCGTCAATCTGCCGGCATTTGTGCTCATTGATGCAGAAATCAGGGTTTTCCCCATCTGCAACTTGTAGGAAGTCACGGCATTGCTTGATGACGTAGGTGGGAGGCTTATATATATCCTTTATTTCCGGAATGATGGCCATGCTTGTGAAATCTCCGGAAACAATAGCTTTGGCATAGCGATAGGCAGGATGGTTCTTAATGTACTCACTGGGCATGCCACGTCAGCCCTTTAAGGCCTTCAGTAAAGGATCCTGCATGGCCTTGTTCTTAGGATCCTCTTCTTTTTTATTCCTGGCATCTTCCAGCATCTTACTTAATGCCTGTGCTGTCTTGTTTGCACTGTCTGTCACTCTGTTATAGGAATTGATACCGGGATGGGTGTAAATATTGGCCCGGCCTTTTACATATTCCTTTGTAACAAGGACGCCGTCCTTTTCCAGGCTCTTCTGCAGCTCTTCTGCAAGCGCAACCTGCGTTGTATATCTCCGGAAGGTTGTCATGAATAGGTAGTCATCAGTCATCCCATAGGCATCGGCCGTTTCAAGCATCTCTTTCGCCATTCTATTTAGTTTTGTCTGAGTGATTTTATAGTTTGGCATTATAAATCCTTCCAAAAAACGCTTGAGAAATCAAAGTTTGTGTAAATTGAGGTAGGGCAATGTGGTCTAGGACCATTGTCAACTCTCAAATTTCGGAAGCCGGGGGGACATTTTCGCCAGCTCGCGGAGCCGGTCGGCAGGAATGATGCCGTGTTCTGCTTCTTCATGATGTTTTGGACACAATGTAATTAAATTATTTGTATCAAGTCTCTGCTCAAAGTCTCTATCAAGTGATGTGATGTGATGAATCTGAAGCCCTGTATTGTTGATAACATAATCATCCTCAAAGCAGATGCGGCAAAAGTAGTGATCACGTTCAAGGACTTCAATCCTTTTCTTCTGCCATGCTGCTGAACTTCTGAATCTTTCGTTCTGTCCTCTTACTTTGCGATACCACTTGTGCTTCGGCTTCTTTGGGCAAACGTACCCAGCCGGGTGCATCCGGCAACAGTAGGGGCATGAAAAAAGCATGGGGGTTTTCACTTCCTATGGGGTAATAGAATGAATGGCAGGCGTTGCAGGTCTCGAGCCCACCTTTCTGGTTTTGGAGACCGGTGTACTTCCCTCTGTACGAAACGCCCATGTAAAAAGCACGCGCCTTTCGGTACGTGCTTTTTGCCATCGTCAAAGTATCTCTGAGGTGTAAGAAAAGGAAAATTGTCCAAAAGTGCCATGTCTAACTTTTTAGTTTCTAAACTGCCTATGCGGCAGTGATCGAGGGAGGCTTTGCATTAATAGCAAATTTATTATATTTCCCTTTTCTTCACGATACCAGAATAGCATGTCAAGTAGTGTCTTTTGGTGTCATTTAGTGAACTCTTTTAAAAATTCCCGACAATTCTTTGATTCCCATATCATGGAGCTTGAAAATATACCGCCTGGTGTAATGCATCTGGCAGGAAACTGTTTTCCAGTTTTCGCCCATAATGTAATACCGATACAAGACCGCCTTTTGCGCGTCGTCATCAATACGGCCAATCATGCTTGCAGCTCTTTCCTTATTAGCAATATACGCATCCCATAATTGATTAACTTTATCTGCCTGCATGACGATCTTTTCAACGATCTCATCCAAAGAGGAAATATGATTTCCCTGCACCTTATCGCCAAAAGCAGGAGAGGATATATTAGATGCATGGGCCTGCAAATTTGTTAATTCCTGTTCATAAACAAGCAGCATATGGTTTTGCTTTCTGACTCTTAGAAGAAATTCTCTTACCGTCATCAAATACCAGCCCCCTGTTTCCGATGGACAATAAACTCAAAATACTTGTATGGATTGTTTCTGATACTCTTCGCGATCTCTTCTGCCTGCCTCATCTTAAGCGGAATCATGTAACCCTTATCATTGGGTGCATACTGAATCCTAAGCAAAACAGGCTCCTTTTCTCTTACGCATTCTTTATGCACGATCACCTCCCAGGCGTCAGGATATGTGGCATCGTTCCTTTCCCTTGCCGTTATCCTGATATAGATACCCGCCATGACATCCATCGTATAGACAGCCTTCTGTGCTGCCTTTCCAACCGCTATACCCACAATATACCTCCGTTCTCAAACCTTCATTTCAGATACCGTAATAACCATTTGCGGTGTTTCCGCATATGCCTTAATGCATTCACAAGAAATAACCTGTTTATCATCTGCATACGCGACGCCGTTTAATGCATCAAGACCAAGTTTTAAGATATTATCTGCATCCGGCTTCTTAGCCGGCTTCAATATGCCATCTATGGCCATGGCATGCTTGGCCTTGCTGAAGGCCTTAGGGATAGAGAAAAAAGCCTCTATTTTCACCCTTAGATAAACATCCTTAGGAAACATCATATAACCGCCAGATCTCCAGGCTTTTTCAATCTCCTGTTCTTTCTTCTTTGTAGCAGATGGCGTATACACCGTTCCGCTCCTTCTAGAAAACCGTGGCCGGGCCTTTCCGACCGGCTCCCCGATGATAACGATCGTTGCTCCTGTCATAAATCAATCCCCGGCTTTATTTCTTGCTTCTTCGGCGTTCTTTCCGTATCAATCGTTCCGAAAAGTTCGAGCTGTATTAACCATTTCAAATACGTTAGCGCCTTTTCATAATCGACATGGGCCGGTGCGCCTGGCTTCTTCCCGGCGCGTGACACATACTTTAATACATTTCCTTCCAGGAAGCCTTTTAATTCAGCCTTCGACATGATTTCCATCATGATCTGTATAGGCTCTTTACCTTTTCCTGCGTAATACTCCGGTCTCAATCCTAAATCATTCATACTTTTTCATCGCTCCCTAAAAACAAAAAGCTGCCCAAATCAGCTGGCGATACGCCGTGATTCAACAAAAATATTTCTGCCTGCTTCCGCGTTTCAAACTCAAACGGCTTGCCATGGTCACCAAGGAGATAAACCAAATACGGCTCCGAGAATTTAGCAGGGTCTTCAACTTCACAATACATTCCGACGGTAATCATCATTTCACCTCCGAGAAGAGCTCCTCCATAACATCAGAATTTGCTTTTGCAAATGTTTCATACAGTGCCTAAAGTGTTACCTCTGCCCCGAAACGAACTCCTCTCATCTCATCTATTGAATTTGCGTAATCTTCCGGGTGTGTTACTCCATACTCTGCAATTGCCGATGTTCTGATTACAATTTCTTCAACAAATTTGAGATTCTGCAATATTTCCTTCCGCTTCATCGTTTCAATCTTATTCATTTTTTCTTGCCTCCTGTTTTAATCCTTTAGGGTGTGCAATCTGGTAGGACATCCATTTCCGTTCCAGGTGTGACATTTGGTAAAAAGGTTTTAATATATACTGTGAAGAGAGCGCGCTTTTATAAGCGCTCTCTTTACGTATTGAAACCGTGCATTTTTCACCTGTGAAATTCACCTGTGAAATTTAATATATTTCTATTAGCAAATTTCACACCTAATTTCACACCTAATTGATAACATTTTTCAATTATCTAACCCTCGAAATAACACCCGCGGAATCAACATTAAATATCTGAATCGGTGTATTAATCTTTGACATATCGCTTTTGATTGTTCGTGTTGAACATACGAAATAATCCGCAAGTTGCCTTTGTGTGATTTTCTCATCGTGCGAAAGTGCATCTTCGATGAGCGATACAATCTGGCTTTGACGGGACAATTGCCACTTTGTCCTAACTTTCGCGCTCTTTCTATTACCCTTATCCCTCAAATCTTCCAGGCTTCCTTCCAGGGTTTTCATATCCAGCGTGCCGGAGTGATCGACTTGATGAATCGGATAATGATACACAACGACGAACTCTTTGAATGTAGGAAACTCCCGAAGCACTCCGGATACCTTGAACGCGCTGATGTCACCATTGCTTTCGTTGTCCGATAAGGGCGTAATATCGACCATCGCGTCAGGGTCTCTAGCAAATACCCCTGAACCGCTCGCCCTGTCCATCGTCTTCTTCTGGCCCTGCTGCCCTTTCGAGTGATGATGACAGTAAATCGTACTGCATCCGAGGTCACGGCAGAGCAGGTCGAACTGGTTGCAGAATTTTGCCATATCGCCGGCTGCGTTCTCATCGCCCATGATGACTTTGTAGATAGGGTCAATGATTATCGCTTTAAAGCCGTATTTCTTGGCGCGCCTGATGATCTTAGGAGCCAGTCTGTCCATCGGGATGGCAGCTCCCCTAAGATTCCAGATCTCGATATTTTGTAAGTTCGCCGGCGGTACATCCAGGGCGTTATATACATCAATGAAGCGATGGATGCATGACGCGCTGTCAATTTCCAGATTGATATACAACACCTTGCCCTGCCTGCACTTGAAGTCAAACCATCTGCCGCCTTCTGCGATTGCTATCGCCAGTTCAATCAATGCGAAGGATTTACCAGCCTTCGACGGGCCCACAAGCAGCATCTTATGCCCCTGTCTAAGAACGCCCTCGATAAGTTCCGGTGCAAGCTCTGGCGGATTGTTGAATACACTTTCAAGGTCAGTGAAAGGCGGCAGGTCGTCAGCTGCTTCCTCCACATACTCGAGCCATTCCTTATAAGAGCCATGCCCTATGTTTGTAGCAATCAGGAACTGCTTATTTTGTCCTCTGTACGCCCCCGGCATTCTGGAGAGTCTCGAAGGGTTCTTGTTCTGCGTATCGACGTCAAATCCATTCTTTGTGCAGATTTCATACATCATTTTCACGCGCTGCTGGTATTCCTTCAGCGTGTCTGCATCAATATGGACAATGGCATGGACAGACTTACCGCCAGAATAAACCAGTGCCTCCACCGGAAGCTCTAACGCCTTGATCATCGCTATCTGCTTTGATACCGGCATCTTGTCTGATTCAATCAGCGTATACCTGTAAGAAGTGACGTCAGAGTTCTTTGCTCCGTGGCCATTCATCGGGTTAAACCGAATCCATGCACCGCCAGACCGCGGGTCTTCTTCCGTTTCACTTGATACAGACTGAGATCCTATGGAAAGATCAATCCTCCCGTATTTCTTAAGCCTTGCGACCATGTCAGAAGCTGTTATGTGAAGGCCTTCTTCAAGAGGTTTAAACTTGCCGTCCCTGTCTTTGAATGACCTTGTCGTATAACTGACGATCTCATCGTCATCAAATAAAGCTTTGACGTAATTGATAAGCTCTTCAGCCCGTGCCTTGTCTGTCCATGCAGCGTCTGATGGAGATTTGAACTGTTCAACCTCGATATATCCGGGGTCAATGATGGTGAGATCATCCGGAAGCCTGGCATTGATATCAATCGGAGTATCGTCATTCTTCCAGCCGTGCGCCTTGGCCATGTTGGTGATCGTTGCGCCGGTCACGATCGTGTCTGTTTCCTCTTCAAACGTATTCCATTTCTTCTCACATTCACCTTCGTGAAATTTACTGCCGGACCTTGACCAATCCTCCCAGATAGTAAGAGGATAGCCCTCATGTTTGAGGGCCATCCCTACCTGGAGCCAGGTTTCATAATTTTCGTCAGGGTCGATAAACTTCAACAAAGGGATGATATCAAAATCCCCCCTGCCCATAGCGTTTTACCACTGGACAGTGGCAGGGGCACTCTCTGCCTTTCCTGATGTAGTAACGCCCTTCGTCATGTTTCCGTCCGGTATGACATAATCAGCCACCTCGTTATACGTCTTGTTGTTGTATTCACGGTGCTTGAGCGTCAGCCTTCCTGTCTTGTCCGGTACATGATTCCAGTTCATCCCGCTCGTCTGAGCTTCTTCGAAAAGCCCGATAGCCTTGAAGAACTTGACCAGTTTCCACTGCGCCTTGACGGTGAAGATCAGGCGGTCGTTGACGTGTACATCCCTTTCGCCAGGCACTTTGATGATGAGCTGCACCGTCACCATGTTGGCGCCTTTCTGCGTCCTGCCGTATTTGACTTCTGCAACGGTAAAATCATAATCACCTGCCGGAATGACGCGGAAGAGACTTCCATCATTCCCGTCATCAACAAGCTTGGCGCCCCAATCAAGGGATTCGTCGCCAAACTGCGCGAAATCTCCGTTTTGCGCGCCTACCTGAGATTCAATTGCTTTGGTGTCCATCGGATTATCCATAATGTGTATTCTCCTTTAAATTAAAATGGCATTGTATCTAAAATGAAACGTTTTACACCGTCCCATGGTGCAATGAGATTTGTTTCAATGAATCCATCATTGAAGTCAGTAAGCTTTGCCGTGCTGAGGCAGATGCCTTTAAGAACGAGAGCATCAATCACATCTTTTTCCTTGATGTTTGCCTCATCCATCAGCGCATACAATTTCTTGAGCGCCTCAGACGGCTCTTTCTCATGTACTGCCGGCTGTTTCTTCTTCCTGGTCTGTTTAGGCTTGGCTTCCGCCTTTGGTTCTGGCTTGGTTTCTGGGTTTGGCTTTGCCGGCTCTTCTGGTATCACATTAGCCGGGACAAGCCGTGAAATCTTGTCATAGTCGAAATCAAGCATGTCATCGAGGCCAAAGCGGTTTTTTGCATCGGCAAACGGTGTATGTGTCGTGTACATGACACGGCGCCCGCCTTTCGCTTTCTTCTTGCTGCCAAATCCATCATTTGCATCAATCAGGATCGTCTTGTAATCAGCAAACAGAAGAAGGTCTGACCATTCTTTGAGAAGAGGGCCCAGCTTGTTGACAGAGCTTCCGGGGAGTTTCAGTTCCCAGTGGTCATAGTTGCCGGTAGCATCTGGAAGCGTGACTGTCCGCATGATGGCATGAGCCAGAACGACCACGTTGTAACCGCGGTCTACGCATCTTTCGAGCCAGATCATCAGCTTGGAGAATTCTTCCGCCAGAATCTTGTATCCTCTGCCGTATCCGAAGTCCTCCATACTGGTCTGCCCCTTCAAAGCTTTCGTTTTGATTACATAAGCTTCACAGAGCCTTGCAGCTGCATCAGCAGTATCAATGACCAGTGTCTGATAAGGATTCCCTGTACTTTCAGAGAAATCCTGCACAATAGAGAGGAGATCCTCCCATGTTTCCACGCCCTGGATGCGGTTTACGTCGATTCTTGCTGACCCATTATCCAGGTCGATGAATAACGGCTTTGGAAACTTTGATGCAAATGTAGTCTTCCCGATGCCCTCGACGCCGTACAAGACGACTTTCAGGGGCCTTTCTACGATTCCCGTAGATACCTTGAAATTCATATCCTTTTCTCCTTTCATTTGATTTGGATATTCTGCTTTTCAGTTAATGTGGCACCATCTACAGCTTCGCCTTTCTTCAAAGCGTTCTTGATGCCGGTTTTATCAATCACTTCTGTGATTTTCTGTTTCTTGAATGTTTCCGGGATGGCGTTTTCATCCATGATTGTGACGGAGGTGGATTTTCGCCATCTGACTTCAGACCTCTTGAGTTTCAGGTTTTCACCGCCTACCCAGAAAGTAAGATAATCTTTCAAAGAAGCGGCTCTTCTTTCCGCTCTCTTTCGTCTGACGGCGAACCCTTCTTCCTGCTTCTTGAGAGCTTCCGCCTCGGCTTCGAGCTCCTTGATCCAGCAGGCGATGTTGTCCACCTTCGCTTCCTTCTTCATCTTCAGCTGGTCAAGATAATCAGCGTCGAAGATTTCTCCCGTCTCTCCGTTGACGACTGTGTTTTCATCAACCTTGAAGCAGTTCTTGATACCGTTTGCAATCCGATAAAGCTGCATAATTTCCTCCTTTATTCTGTTTTTGATATAATATTGGTGGGAATAGTGGCTTATTTATCCCCATCAGCGTCGAGATGGTCCAGATCTCGACGCTTTTCATTTGCTGGAAATCTTGCATTGAACCAGTTCCACACCCTGAACGCCATTTCCGCTTCTCCTGCCGTGAAACCTCCGAGCGAGGAGCTTGCAGGATAGTGTTCACTCTGGCTGGATGAAACTCTTACAAGCCGTTTCAGGTATCTTCTTGTTTTTTCGATTTCTCTTTCTGTGTCTTTCATGGTTACTCCCATAGTTACTCCGGGAAATTATCTAAATACTTGCTAAGTGCTCTGTTTACGAGCTCGCTTGCGCTAATGTCAAGGAAATTCATGATTTTATGTATCTTTCTGAGCTTCGTCTTATCGACGTACGCGCGAACCGGCTGCAAGCGCAGTTCGTCTTTCTCTATACGGTGCCGTCCCATTTACTCACCTTCTTCCAGTTCGAATGTCTGGCATGGTTGATAGGAACGCTCGATTTCCGCATCGTCCGGTGCAGGTTTCTTTGTGTCCTTACCCCGGTATGCGACGCGGCATATGATCGCGCCATCTTTGAAAATCGACTCGATCCATCCATGCCGTATTTGTGGATTCCTGAATACGACCTTCCTGCCGGTCAGGTCTGTTTTATGAAACCCTTCTGGTGTCATACTTTGCTCCTTGTTGCGTTATTTGTCATGATTTCCTCGCTCTCTGGACATTCACAATGATTTTTTGTCCTGGCTGGATGTCAGCGGCGTTCTCGATGTGGTTGTCTTTCATCGTCTGCCATACAAGTTTGTTCAGGTCGTCTTCGTCAGTCGCAATCTTTGCGCAGATGCTCCAGACCGTGTCGCCGTAGTCCGCTTCCTTCTCGTACCGGATGATTTCCGTCGTTGTCGACGCTTCCGAAATGATAGCGAAGGCAAACGTTACAATGCAGGCAGCTCCCAGAATCGCGGATGCGATTTTCATCTTGCTGTACTTGCGTTTCATCCCTGGGCCCTCCTCTTAAGAATTCTCATCACTCTTGTGCTTTCCATTCCGACGCGATTCTTGCACCGGGTTTTAAGCCATTCATGGAGAAGACTGGATTCGATAACATACTTCTTTCCGATTTTGAATACCGGGAAGGCAGACTCTGTATTCGCCCAGTCATACAACTGGTCATGTCCGATCCCCGTCAGCGCGGATGCTTCCTCAATCGAAAGCGTGTACTTCTGTGCAATCGGTACTTCCATTTTCATCTCTCCTGCTTTTTGCCATCTACAAATACATCATCGCCGTCATAGCTCATCCTGTGCCATTTACCTTTGCCTTCCTTGAATGCTACAGGGTTTACGATGTGCGAATCATTGCTGATTTCATGACCGATGCAGATGATTGAATCGTCGTACGTGCGACTGCTTGACGCTTCTCTCTTTGCTTTCGTGAGTGCGTCCGGCGTTCCATCGTCCTGCACATACCACATCTTGCTAAGCGCATGCCAGCCATGGTCTGCTGTTTCTTCCATGTACCACATGTTCTTCACCTCCTTCAGGTTGAACACGCGAATTAGCTCTCTTTGCGGTCTACAATCGCCTGCTCTGCCTCTGTCCGGTACTCAATGAGCTCCGCCGGCGGATCGTAAGCATAGACGCCGGCAGCGATAACCACTGGAATGGACAGCGTGCCCCATGATTTTCTTCCATTTAATCCTCATCGAGCTCATCCTCCTTATTGTGGTAATAATCGAAGTACTCGCCATTTGTTTTCATGATTTCGCCTTTCAGAAATTCATGAATGAGTCTCAGCGCATTGTCATAAGCAACGACTTCACCGTGAGACTGGCTGCGCCAGATGATGGATTTGGAAGTATCACCGGAATCGGCAAGTTCATTCTGGCGGCGCCTTTCCAATTTATGTTGAATGCTCGGCAGCTTCCAAAGTTCTTCTCTTGTCATCCTGCTCACTCCTTTGCTCTTTTAGCCATTCCTGGTATTCAGCCTCATGCTCATTGACGTATCTTGCGATGTAATCAAGTAACTCTGTCATTACTGCTCACTTCCTTAAAAACCTGCTATATAGCTCAATTTCTTGCATACTATACAAGTTTTAGAACAAAAAAATTTCGATACTTTCTTTGGGAGAAAGCGCAAGCCATTTACTGATTATGCAAGCTTCGGCACAATCAAATTCGCTTGCTCCATTCATTTTGTTGGATACAGTCGTTACCGACTTGCCAAGAACGTCTGCTAAATCCTTGTAGGTTTTATTTTCCTCATAGAGTTTTCCTTTAAGCTTTTGCCGATTCATAAGTATCACCTCCTTTTTAACTTGCATATCATGCAAGTTTTCTACGATTAGAATAACCTATGGATATTAAATTGTCAAGCATGTAATGCAAGATTTCTTGACTTGTTTGCACGTTTTCTTGCACGTTGTACAAATTTATGATAATATCTTTTCAGGGAGGTGCAAATCATGGATAAAGATATAATTAACCGACAAATTGGTGCAAGGATAAAGGCTGTCAGAAAAGAAAAAAACATGACACTTCTTGAATTAGCCGATAAAGTTGGGCTAAGTGAAGGAACTGTTCAGCGCTACGAAGCAGGGAATATTAGCAATGTCGCAATTTCTACATTAGATAGTTTTGCAAAAGCTTTAGGAACTTCCACTGCTTATCTCATGGGTTGGGATAAGCAGGATAATGATTTGGAACTTACAGCCAGCGATGAACGTGAAATTGAATCCGATTTGGAAGATATGATGAACTCCGTATCCTCCGCGGCCTATGAAGATGGCGCCGACATTGAAGACATTGAAGCATTCACTGCCACCATTAATGCCGCAATGATCCAGGCTAAAAAAATTGCAAAGAAGAAATATACGCCTAAAAAGTACCGGAAGGGTTGAATAGTATGGAGATACAGCGGAAGGTTCGCCAGCTAATCCGCCGATATAAAACTGATGATCCGTTTGCACTGGCGGAGGCTAAAAACATTCATGTCGTATATGGGGATTTAGGCGGCAAACTAGGGAATTACCTGAAATATAAAAGATCGAAGTTCATTATCATCGATGATAAGCGCACTCCTCCAGACTTGCTGAATTTTGTCTGTGCACACGAATTGGGGCATGCGCTTTGCACTCCGGATGATAATACGCAATGGCTGAAAACATACACCATGAGCATTAATGCCAGCAGGGTAGAGCATGTGGCCAATCAATTTGCTGTGGAATTGCTTCTGAATGATGAATACCTTGCAGATCATGAAGACTGCTCTCTATATGATTTGGCAAGATGCCGTGGAGTTCCAAAGCAGTTTATCCAGCTGAAGAAAGGGGATTAAGGTGGAATTATGGGTGGTCTGATTTTAATCGTCATAATCTTTGCGGTATGGTATTACAGGCATAATAAAAAGAAAAAGCAGGAAGCTGAGCTGGAAGCAGAAGCTCCATTCTATTCAGAATTTTTGGATGCTTACAGGCTTCCTGAATCTCACGGATTTGCCAGGATGCATTTACCGGTAACCAATCAATACCGTGTACCCATTGACAGCTTCGTGGCGTTCGATGTGGAAACGGCCAATGCCCAACCTTATTCAATCTGTAGCATTTCAGCCGTTAAAGTTGACCATGGCCAGATTACGGACAGTATCACTTCTTTGATTAAGCCGCCGGAAACTAAATTCACAAACACACGGATCAATGGAATCACATGGGATATGGTCCGCACAGCTCCCACGTTCAAAGAATATTATGAATCCACTTTCCATGACTCCATCAAAGGATATGTTCTGGTAGCACATAATGCTCAGTTTGATATGGGCTGCCTGCTGCACGCCGCATTGGTAGAAGGTATTTCACTGGACCGCCCTCTGCTTTTTGCTGATTCTCTGCAAAGCGCCAGATTTACTTACAGGGATTTGCCTAACCATAAGCTGAATACAATCTGTGACTATTTGAATATTGAACTGGACCATCATGATTCCTTGTCAGATGCTAAAGCCTGTGCTCAGATTATGCTGTACACCATGAAAGAATTAACCGCTCCTACCGTTAAATCCTTGTATAAACCATCTCAAGATATGTTTGTAAAAACAGTCATTTATGAAGCAAAGACGTATGTTGGCGGCATTTCCTATGAATCCTTATACAAGGAAAAGCCGGATGGCTACACAAGGGAAGATTTCATCAGGGATTTCGTGGATCCGGGAAATTATGCCCACCTTGTGGATATTTCCATTGAAAAAGAGTTGAAAAAACTGCATAAGCCGGAACTGCAGAAAATCCTTGCTGATGCAGGGCTGCCTACAAATGGGCTGAAGAAGGACCTGATTGCTACCATCATCGAAAAAGGGATTGCGCCAGCACTCCCGGAAAACTACGTCCATATGTATACAGTCAGAGCTCCGGAAGCCAGTGGGAACCCATAGTTTCTAATTTCAATCTCATAAAAATCTGTTCAAGCTTCTGGAAGGGAAGAATTCAGCCTGCCGAGATTTCCAAACAGTTCAAAATGGTTTTTCTTATTTTTCCTATGATTTCCTAAATCATCTAATCGCGAAAAATCAGTTTAGTATAATTGGGGTTTGTCAAGGAAAAGTTATCTGTCAAAATTCTGCAGTTATTGAGCTCATTATCATAATCTTTTCCTTTTCTGCCTGCTTGAAATGATTTGCCGACATAGGCAAAACATCAACTGTGCAATTCCTTACAGATTCGCACAGTAAAGAATCCATCTGTGTAAATTTCCAATTTTTTGCACAATAAAAAGCCTCATCCATACCGTCGTATGGATGAGGCTAGTGGTCACGAAGCTTTGCAGAGCTTGTGGCCGTTGTAATCTATCCCGCGTGAGGCTGATTACTATTCTATTATACCAAACCAGCCTCCATTTTACCCAGTTAGGAGGCTTTTCTTATGCCTAAAAAAGAAACCACAGCACCAGTCAAGGCCGTTTTATATGCCCGCTATTCTTCGGATCGTCAGCGTGAGGAATCGATTGAAGGCCAGATTCGTGTCTGTGAAGACTATGCCCGCCGGAATAATATGGTCATCGTTCACACATATGCAGACCGCGCAATGACCGGAAGGTCAGACCAGCGCCCGGAGTTCCAGATGATGATTCAGGCAGCCGCCACGCAAGCTTTTGACGTTGTCCTGGTATACAAGCTGAACCGCTTTGCCAGGAATAGATACGATTCGGCCAAATACAAGCATAAATTGAAAAAATATGGTGTGCATGTTGTCAGTGCCATGGAAAATATTGCTGACGATCCATCCGGCATTCTGCTTGAATCTGTCATAGAAGGAATGGCTGAATACTACAGCGCCGAGCTGGCCGAAAATGTAATGAGAGGGATGACGGAAAATGCTCTGGAATGCAAGTGGTCAGGCGGCCTTGTTCCGTTAGGCTATAAGCTGGATGCAGATCATCACCTGGTCATTGATGAAGCCGGAGCGCAGATAGTCAGGCGGATTTATCAGATGGTGCTGGATGGCCGCACGCCTACCGGAATCATCAATGAGCTGAATGCCGCCAACTGTCGCACATCAACCGGCCGCCCCTTTGGAAAAAGCAGTCTAACTACCATTCTTCGGAATGAAAAGTATATTGGCACTTATACCTGGAACCACATCCGGAAAGAGAACGCTATTCCTGCAATCATTGACAGAAAGACCTTCGAAGCCGTACAGAAGACCTTGCAGTACAGGAAGAATAATCATGTGAAAGTATGCAGTGAAAATTTCCTTCTAACCGGAAAACTTTTCTGCGGCCAGTGTGGTTCTAACATGGTCGGCACATCCGGCACGTCGAAGTACAAAAATACCTATTACTACTATGCCTGTACGAAGCACCTGAAGAAAGACGGATGCACAGCCAGGAACATCAGAGCCGATAAACTGGAAGAGCTTGTTTGCTCTGTTACCACCAGAATCTTGTCCAGTAAGGAAGCTGTGCATGCAATCGCCCGGCAGGCAGTCGAAGCGCAGAAGAGGCAAAAAGAATCCCTGACCGTTCAATCTCTGAAGAATCAGGCGGCAGAGATAAATAAAAAGCTTAAAAATTGCGTGCAGGCGGTCGAGAGCGGCCTTATCTCCGTCACCATAACAAATCATATTAAAGAGTATGAGAAACGCCTCACAGAGCTAAATGAGGCCATTTCTCGCGAAGAATTATTATCCGGTAAGTCAAAGCTGACGGAAAAGCATATTGAATTTTTCTTTTACTCAATCGCCCAGAAAATAAAAACAGCGGACAAGTACAAGAGCATCCTGCTCTCATCGCTCGTCCGCTGCGTGATAGTCTATGATGACTACATTGAAATTCAGTATAATTACAAAAACGAACTCCCACTCCTGCAGAATCCTGTAAGAGTAAAGAGTTCGAATTTGAATGGTATGGTGACCCAAGAGAGATTCGAACTCCCGACACCTTGATTCGTAGTCAAGTGCTCTATCCAGCTGAGCTATTGGGCCAAATTGGCAGGGGCAGAGGGACTCAAACCCCCAACCTACGGTTTTGGAGACCGTTGCTCTATCAATTGCGCTATGCCCCTGTGTCTCAGGTTTTCTCAACCATATGACTTAAATATAATAACAAACGGAAAGCAAAAATGCAAGGGGGTGTAAAATTATTTTTACAAAATTGCTCCAAGGCGCAGGAGAAGGGAGGAAATCCGCACATGACCGCCCCTCGGCGATTTTTTCCTTAATATTTGTTATAATATAGGAAATTTCTTTGACTCGCCTTCCCAGACGGGGAAGGTGCCTATATAAGTTCAAAACAAAACCATTGATTTTTCATTTCTCATCGCAAGCTGCCCCCAACGGAGGGAAGTGCCCGAAGGGCGAAAGGGGTGCAGTTTCTAAAAAGGGGCGGATAGGGTTGATTTCTCCAAGGCTGTGCCCTGGTTGTATGGTTTTCAAAAGGTGCAGTTTCTAAGAATAGGCTTGATTTCCCAGAGCTGTGCCTTGGTTATATATTTTCCTTCCTTTCGGTTTTCTGGTAATTCTTATTCGGAGGTTCTTATGGAAGAAGTGCGTGCGCCGACGGCGGAGGCGGCTCTGCGGCGGATCCTTACCACGGCGGTCCGCGAGCGCGTAAGTGATGTGCATATCGAGCCGCAGGAGTCTTTCATCCGCGTGCGTTTCAGGCGGGATGGGATTCTGTACGACCGCTTCACGATGATGCTTGCGATGAAGAAGCCGATATCCGTGCGCGCCAAGGTCGTCGGGAGCATGGACATCGCCGAGAGCCGGCTGCCGCAGGACGGGTCGTATTCGGAAACCGTGGACGGCGTTTCCTATGATTTCCGCATTTCCACGCTGCCCTCCCTCTACGGCGAGACGATCGTCATCCGCATTCTCTCCGGGAAGGTAGATTTCATAGAGAATAACCATCTCGGGATGATGGATGTCCAGGAAAAGCTTTTCATGAAGTGCCTTAGAAGGAAATCAGGGATGATTCT